TGAGCGAGCGCGGCAGCCGAGTCGGTAGAGTCGCGAATCTCGCGAACGTCCGCCTCGGTCAGCACGGCCGCGTGACATTTCTCGCCGCGCTGACACCATCCCATTCGGTGCGCGTGGCGGATGTTTTCAATTTGCGTTGTCCATTCTAGATTTGAGAGGCGATTGTCAGTCCGCACGCCATTTTTGTGGTTGGTTACTTGGCCTAGCTGCGGCGGCCCGACAAACGCCGTGAGCACAAGCCGATGAACGAAAACCCGAGCGTGATTGCACATGCGGTAGCGATTCGTAAGGCCGCCGATGAACACGCGACCGGTCGCTAGGTTCATCATCCGACCGTGGTTGGATATGAAATGAGTTCGCTCGTGTCCCGGCATCGGCAGCCACTGCTCTCCTTGAATCTCGACAGCCCTACATTTACTGCGCATGCCACAACCGCAAATGATAAATCGGCCTGTTTATAGGCTAAATCGATCGTGCCAGTATGTGGCACGCCCTATACTGTGGGTTCTGTTGCGTCTAACAAATAAGTCAGAGCAGGGGGGTCTCAACCGCTACGACCTCCCGTTTTCAGACCGTGTCCAATCAATCGCTTCCACGGACATGCGCACGGCCTCTGCAATCTTGACCAAGTGGCCCAGCGTCGGCACCGTTTCTCGATGGTAGGTGCGACTAATAACACTCGCTGAGATACCGGTCATTTCAACCAACTTGGCCTGCGTCATGTTTTTCCGCTCGAGCGCTTCTGCAAGCGTCGGCTTACGACTCATTCAGAGTAAGACTACACGACGATTTGCAATCGTGCAAGTTTTTTGTTACAAATTATTTTCCTGAGCGCCGAATCGGCGTTTTCCGTCTGTAAATGTGGGTTGGTGGCACGGACGCCGGAGCGATCCGTGTCCGAGCGAGAAAAAGCAGCTTTCCGCCGCGCCATCCAATCCGCTATAGTTTCACTTCAGGCTGCAGCCGCGATGTTAGACCCTGATTGCACGGGGTGCATTGCCGGTGGTCGCCCCGGACCCGGGTGCCATTTGGTCCAGTGTTCGATCTGCAACACGATTCACTGCATCGCTCGCGTGGAGCGGTGCTCAACCTGTCGGCGGCCGGGATGCTGCCTTCCTCTCACGGACGGGACTTGCTTGGAGTGTCGGGAATGAAATCTATTGCGGTCATCGTCGGTCTGCTGGGCTTGGTTGGTGGTTGCGGCAGCGGTCCGCTTTCGGGCTGCGATCCGGGCTGGGGGCCGGCGGTGAACAACGCCGATGTCTGCTGCCCCTTGGATGAGCTGTTCGTCGGCTCCGATGGCGTCTGCTATACCTCGTCAGCCCGCGAGGCCTGCGACGACGACGCGGTTCCCGATGAGGACCTGGAAGCTGCCCTGACCATTCTCCGACTGACCAAGAATGACGGCCTGTCGGCGTCGGCCGCCCTCGACGAAGGGATCAGCGGCTGCATCGAAGAATGCGCGGCAGGCGATTCGGGGTGCGAAAGCCATTGCGTGCGCTGCATCACGGCAATCGTGGGGGCGATCTACCGGTGACCCCCGGCAGATGCAGGGGATTTCGGTCCCGAATCTGCCACGACTGAACTCGGCGTTGCTGCAACGACAGTTGAGCGCAAAAAGTTGGGCCGCCCTGAGTTGATGCAGGACGGCCCACTTGGAGTGCCGTAACACCCAAGAGCGTTGACTATCATGGTCGCGGCCGATAAAAAGTCAACCCAATGGAGTTACATAAACCAGGAGCAACCGCGTTCGGGAAAGCCGTCGGCGGGATACAAATCGACGGTCAACGCACGTATACGGGCCCGGCGAGCCTCCGGGAGTCCTACCCAAAACGAAGTTCTTGCCGCAAAAGCGGATTCTTTCCGGGCAACGGGCAGGTAGTCGATCCTGCAACACGCAATACGTCCCGGTTCGCTGGCATCGCAAGGACGCAAAGAACTTCGGTCGGTCGTACATCGACCACGTGCAGCACCTAGGGACAAACCCGCTCCAGGGTCAGGCAGGGAAGCCGCGACACACCACAAAGGCAGGGATGCCTAAGGAATTGCGTTATGCGCATGTCCGTTGGTTCTCTCCAATATCCTCCGCACCGCCGACTGGTTCCACCGCCGCCCGCCCTTCTTGGGCCGAATCCCGCGATTATCGAGGATGGACGCGATCCGGCGCAGGCCGTAGGTAGGCCGCAGATCGTGAATTGTGCGGATGACCTCTTGCTCCCGCGCGTCGGCCACGAGCTGGCGACCATCCGCCGCTAGCGTGAATCCGTAGGGCACGGATCCGACGCGATGGCCGCGGGCGATCTTGGTGGCTAGGGCGGCCGTGGTCCGCTCGGACACGCAGTCACGCTCGAATTCGGCAAGCACGGCCAGCATCCGAAAGATCATCTTGCCGGCGGCCGTGGTCGTATCGATCGACTCGCTGAGGCTCACCAGATCGCATCCGGCCTTGTCGAGCCGTTCAGCGATGCGGATTGCGTCGATGACCGACCTGGCCAGCCGGGAGAGCGAATAGACTACGATGGCACTGCCGCGATTGCGGGTGACCTCCCTCAAGGCCGCTTGCAGCCCGGGTCGATTGTCCGCCCGCTTGCCGCTGATCCCCGCGTCGGTGTGTACCGCGGCCAGCGTGTAGCCGTGGAGCTGGCACCATTGGGCGATCTTCTCGCGTTGGGCGTCCAAGCCGAGCCTTTGGTCGATCGTCGATTCGCGGATGTAGGCTACGGCGGGTTTCACGCTGCGCCCTCGGCCTTCGCGATGGCCGCGCGAGCTTCTTTGGCCTTGTGGACGTAGTAGGCCGGATTACTTGTAGGTTCTTCGGCTGCGATTTCGAGCGCGGATGCGGCCTGCTTGAGCGCGTCGAGAAGGTCCGGCGCGGCGGCCATGAGCGCCCGGTCCTCCTTCGACGGGCACTCCTCATCGTCGATGTCCCAGATCGGCTCGTAGTGGTCGTACCGAATCGGGATGATCACCGCATCGTCAGCGCCGTAGAGCTGGCAATCGGCGTACTTCGTGTTTGATGGTCGCGGCTCGTCCTCATCGGCTGGCGGGCGGTGATCCCAGCCGTCGCCCCAATACCATGGTCCAGGTGTGGCGCTCATCGTTTCTTCCTCAGCGCCCGCGCGACGACGTGGCGGACCCACTCGGCCGCTCCGATGCCCTCTGCGACGGCGCGTTTGCCAATCTGGTCAATCTGCGCTGCGGTAAAGCGCATGCGAAACGGTTTTAACGGGTTCTCGGCGCATGGCCGGCCGGCTTTGCGCTTTTCCCTTTCGATGGGTTTGGTCATGGGGCCACCTCGACAATGCGATACTCGCCGTCTGCGTAATCCCCTCCGCTAGAGATCAGGTCGTCGATTGCCTCCTGGGCAGCCTCCTCCGAGTCGTATAAGGCGTCCGACCACTCGCTAGCCAAGTGGGTCCAGCTCCACTGCCCATCTAGTCGCGATTCGATCTGATATTTCGTCATTTTCTCATTCTCCAATCGCGGACCATTCCGCAAAGGCCGCCCAGGGTTCTGCCCCCCCGGTACGCTGACGCGGGCTGAGTTTGGTTTTAATCGCCTTGCGCGCCTCGGTTCCAGTCGCGGGCATAGTTCGGTCGGTCGTCGGGTGGGCATTCCACCAAATCGAAAATCAGTGAGCGACAGCGTTCGTATTCTGCCACGTCTCCGGGCTGCTCCGGCCGAGAACCAAGCCGCAAAATGCGGCCGATTGCGAGATTGATGGCCCGACGTTCGATTTGTTCCATCACGCACCCCCTTCGGCCATGACACCGGATTCAATGTCCGCGCACTTCGCGCAACCGCACGGACCATCGGGCGCAGCGCAATCCGTCTCGGCCATGTAGTGCCGCTCCGCGGAGCCGAGCGCGTCAGCCAATGCGACGATTGGCGCGTTGCGGTTAGGCATCACTCCAAGCGCCTTGTGGTTCGCCGCTACATAATGGTGCAGATCGACGAGCAGATCGGTGATTGCCAGAAGGCCTTCCTCTTTCAGCCAGAGCCGCGCGCGCTTCCCGCCGTACGCCAGCAATGCCTTCTCGGCTCGCTGCGCGCGGTCGGCATTGGTCGGCTCCTGATAGGCTTTTGCCTTGCGATCAGCCTTTAACCGCAGTTTTTCGGCTAGGCCCTCTTGGATTCGCTTCGCGTTCTCGGCGACTTGCTTCTCGTTCCTCATGCGACACCCGCGCTTTCCACGTCTGCCGCAAGCCGATCAAGGCCGCGCTCGATTGTCTCGGTCGGGTAGGTCATGGATTCGGCGCGAGCAAGCGAGTACGTAAACACCGGCTTTCCGTTCGCGAGTACGTCGCCTGCCGCATACCACTGGTCATCGATTCCAATCGCGGCGACCGTGCGATACGGTCCGCCCTTCTCGATCCAAACGCCGAGCGCCGTGCGGTTGTCGGATAGAGCGAATCGCCGTTTGGGATTGTCGCGGCGCGCCTTTTCGAGCATCTGGTCAGGTGTTAGACTTGTCATCGGTTCATCCTCTCGAACAGGGTGGACTCACGGGGCGAGTGCTACAAACACGTCGCCCCACTACATTTACAGCCTATACCATTCTCGGTTTGTTGTCCACACAAATCTGAGATAAATTTCGCGATTCGCGGATCGGACGCACGACACTAAACAAAAACGCTCCGGGCGTTAGAAGCACCCGGAGCAAACCCTTCTACATGAGGCACACGAAAAAGGGGAATGTTGGAAATCTTACGGCCCTACCGCACCCGAAACAAGGGCGATTTTCAGCGCTTGACAGCGGCGGGCGGGAATGGTGGAATTCTGGTCGATCTGGACACTGCCTTTTCTCCCTGCCGCCGCTGAAGCGCCCTGAGAAGCCTCGCAGCGAACGGCTCGCGGTCGTGCCTTGGTAAGTTCAACCGCTTGCAACGTCGGGAAAGGGTGACACCTGCGGCTCCGGGAGCCGCTTCTATTTTCACTTGACAGCGGCCGTTGGACGGGTGAGAATTCGCAGCGATGATCCGGACTAGGACCATCTGAAGTCATCGACGGCGGGCTCGGCCTTAATCGAGCTAGATAGACCCCGTGCAAACCCTAGTCCGGAGCGCGGGGTCTTTTTTTTGGTGGCACGGATGCCAAAGCGACGAGACAGCCGGGGCGGCGGACCGATGCAGATGCACGGCCGCAAGGATCTGCGCCCAATGGGTGTTCCCGGATTCATGCCCGCCCAGCTCGCCAAAATGGCACGCCAGCTAGCCGACGAGAAAGCCAAGCAAAAGGCCCTAGAATCAGTGCTAGAGCAGCACAAGGCGGCGGAACGAAAACTGAATAGGTGAGGGTGCGACACCTAACGGGGTAGCTACGCCAAGCGCGTGTCCCGTCGCCCGGCCTAAAGAGTTGTCCCCGGCATTGTAGGGGTATCAGCAAAGCCTCATGCCCGCACTAGCCGAGCGCTTCCCATCCACTAGGCTAGACTCCCGGCAACGTCACAGACGACCGGATGGACAACACAGAGTAGGGCCGTCGTTGGTGCTGGTTCACGACGCTAAAGCAACGATCAGCTAGGGATTGCCGGGATGGAGTACGCGCAGCGGACGGGCATGCTCGAGCCTTACACCCTCGAGCACCTACCGACTGACGGTCCAACGCGACCATGTTGCACCTAGCTTTCATCCACCTTTCACCTGCCCTAGTGAGCGCTTGATTGATCACTCAACGCATCGATAGCCATGTTGCCCAGGTTAACTTTGCCAACGATAATGACAGCGTACGTAATGCGGGCCTGTATACAGTGCTCGTCACGTGTGCCGTGGTCGTGGTTACAGCCGTTCGGCTGCGATACGTCGATTGGACGCTAATAATGCGGTTTTCTAGGTAGGGGACCCATTGGCCGATGCGACTTTTAACCCGAGGGCCGCCGAAATCTCGCACGCGCGTAGAGGTTACCCCCTTCGGCGTACAAGTGGTCTGGTTGGTCGTCTCTAAGGAGCCTCTGATGGCTGACGCTTCGCCCCGTGAAATCATGTGGTGGACTGGCTGGATGGTCTGCCGCATCTGTTCGCATTGGCACGTTGGTGTTGTCGAAGTGTTGCTGGCCCGAAACTACAATCCGCCCGATTGCGAGTGTCCAAACTGCGGGAACATGGCCTGCGAACCATCTGGCGAATTGCCGCCGGACGACGCGAAAAGGTGAAGACACCCCCTTCGGCTCTCAAGCGACCCGTGGAAGCAGGAGGCGTCGGATGAAGCTCGTCCTCGTTGAATGGCTGGATGCTCACTCGCGGTCAGATGCTGGCTGGAAGAAGCTGGACGACGTCATGCAGGACTCGAAGCCGTTGCCGGTCAAATCGGTTGGCTACCTTGTTTCTCAATCCAAGGCTGCGGTTGTTTTGGTGCCGCACATATCCGGCGATGGTGAGCGCGTTGCGCATTTCTGTTGCGGCGAGCTGAGTGTTCCCCGTCGGAACATCGTTAAGATGACGGTGCTACGCAAGTGAAGCAGGAGGCCTCTGATGTCTGAGCCAGCGTGCGAGCGATGCCGGTTCTTCGACGGGGACAATCACGGTCTCTGCGACGGGACAGTTGGTCTGTGCAGGCGGAACGCTCCGACAATCCATCCTTGTTCTGGCGATCCTGATAACGAAGATGCTGTCTGGCCCTGGGTACGGGCCGACGACTATTGCGGCGAGTTTCAGGAGAAGGTCGATGCCGACAAGGTTTCCTGAGCACGAGAAGGTGATTGAAAAGGCTGCGACTTCGTGGGTTCGCAATACTCTTTTCCCGCAGGCTGCTTTGATGCCTGATGCTCAGGCGATCATGTACCTGACGAAGCACGTCAGCATAATGGTTCGGTTTCTGCGGGACGAAGACCATTGGTATCTTGGAAGGAATTGAGCGATGCCCAAGCCGGCCCAAGGGAAGATGACGCGAGCGGAGTGGGTCAAATTGCCCGTGCCTCACGCTCAAGCGGTGTTTGGTTGCGGCGTCCTGACGTGCCCGCAGTGCGGCGCTACGGTTGACCCGGCAGCGGAAGACCTTTCCCGTACCCGGTGGACCTGGAACGGTTCGTCGTGGGTGCATCGGTGTGAGCCTCACGCCCTCGGCTGCGGCTGCCTGGCCTGCCAGAAGCGGCTGGTCGAATCGCAGGGTGAGCCGCAGGTTTTCAACGTGGATGCGTGGCTCCAGAAGCTCGCTGCTCTCGACGCCAAGCTGGACCGGCTGGGGCAGTTCATGGCGGCATTGGTCGCGATGCGAGTGACGACCTGTGGTCCGAAGATGTTCCCACCTGGGACGTCGCATCCGCCTGATGGTGAGTGCGAGCTTCTTTGGGCGAATTACGTTCAGCACGGTCCCCGGCAGGAGGCGTCGGATGCACGTTGAAGTACCCATTCGGGTGACCGCTTGGGTCGATGAAGGTATCGCACCGCTCGTTCTCGCCATGAACAGGTTCGAAGAAGTCGTGACCTTGGATAGCTGCCAAGGGGACGAGAAAAGCAGCCTCAAGGCGAACGTCTTCTTTGCTCACCGTCGCGCGTCCGAGTTGGTGCCATTCATTGAGCGGTTATCCGCAGCTCTTCGTAAAGATATTGCTGACGGTGGCTACGTGTTTCGCTTAGAGTGGAGTCACGGCGGGGATCGTCCGCTGGCGTCATTTCATTTGGACTCACGGTTGATTGCTGGGGTGAGCGAGGCCTTGGTTCGTCTCCATGAAGCAGGAGGCGTCCGGTGAGCAAGGGTGAGTGGCGACAGATGGTTCGCGAGACGACGTTGGCGATGATGCAGCGCGAACACCCGTTGCCGGACTTCGATGATTTCGTGTGCAGCGGCCATCCTCGATGGAAGAACCGAAGGATTCATGCGCTTTCGATTGAGGCCTGGAAGAGGCAGATGGAAGAGGCGCTGAATCGGCACGCGCGATGGTATCTGGAGCCTGACCATGCCCGAGGGTGAAGCCTGATGGACAAGTTCTTCTTTCAGAGAATCTGGTGGTTCCTGCGGGCGTGCAGGGTCAACGCGAAGTGTCGTTACCTGGAGGCGCGTTTCTGGCGGAAGCAACAGCGTTCAGCGGATCGACGCATGATAATGCGCATTGCCAGGATGCCGTACAAGCTGCCCATCATGACGATGAGTAAGGCCGGCGACCCGATGGTTTGGAGCGACGACGAATGACCGAACCTGACGACATCTTCGATGATTCCGAAGAATCGCTTCCTGCGGAGGCGGATAGGGAGCGGATACCGTGGCGGCGATGTCCTCTGCCGTTTCCGATCCCCGCATTGATGACGGACGAAGAGGCGCAGCGAATTCTGGACGAGAAGGTCTGGGGATGAGCGAAACCAACGGCAAGCGCGGCATTCCCATCGACAGCCCGTATTCCTACGAGAAGCGCACGACCTCGTGGGGCGAGACGGGCAAAGAGGTCGACATTCGGCTGAAGCGCGAGCGCCGCCGGCCGGAGTACATCGCGCAGTGCGAAGCGATGTGCCACCGGGACGGCGTCAACATGGATTACGCCCGCATGGCGGTGGCCGAAGAATTCCCGCCGCTGTCGGACGAAGAGATGCGGACGCTGCAGGCGCGACCTTCCGACGGCGACTTCCTGCAGCAATGCCGCGACGCCCTGGACAGCATGACCAGCCTCAAGGCGACGACCAGCGTTGAGATCGAACTGGAATGGGTGCAGGCCAACGTGTACCGTAGCCATCCGTTGCTGAACCGTGTGCCCAGCAGAATGGCGGTCGCGTGGCTGATCGCTATGAAGCGCGACCAGATGAACCTGGCCACCAAGGCGGAGTTGAGACTTTGGGACGTGTACCTGACGAAACGAATGAGTCCGGGGGACCGCAAGAAGAGCAAGGCGGACAAGGCCTTTCAGGACAAGGACCACGCGGAGATGGCCCAGGACCAGAGCGCATCGGACCACGAGGAGATGATGCAGCGGATATGGCCCAAGGGAGCGCCCCCATCCCCGGATTCCTCTTCGTGACCACGGGAATGGCGATGATCATGCACGAGCGCGGCATCATCGAATCGCTCGATCAGCAGGCCAAAGCGGCCGGTCCGGCCGATATTCAGCTTTGTATGGCTCTTCGCCGCGTGGCCAACCGCTTCTGTGAGTGGTCGAAGGTTTGCGAGCCCGGTTGGCTGTTCAACGGGATGCCCCTGCACATCTTCATCGTGCGCTTGGCGACGTGCGCACCGATTTACGGGACCCAGAAGCGGAAGACGGAGATTGTTCCGAGCTAGATGCCGGTCCCGCCTTCGTGAATAAAGTGCTCTGTACCGGCCCAATGGAAGGCGATACTGCTGTCGTTGAGCATTTCTATGTCGTGGCGTTGCACTCGGCGGCAGGGGTGCCACTCTTTTTCCCAGAACTTCTTTTGAAGCGCCTCCGTCATCCGGCGCTCTCGTTCAAACATCTCGTCCACCAACTGCTCGCGAGAAAGGCTTGCCATCCTTTCTTCGTCGAGAGGGGCTTCGACAGAGATGATCTCCACTTCTCTTAGCTGGAACGCCCCCAAATACATTGCGTGCGGAGATTTGGCATACCGTACCCATCGGCGATCGCCTTCATTCCCGGTGATTTGGTCCTCGAATACGTCCATGCGGCAGTACCGTGGGATCAGGCAGGCATACTCCACGTTTGTCATCCGACTCTCCTCCGCATGATCGGCACGCCCTCGTCGGCTTCCATCTGATCCTTCATCTCGAACCAGTCGGCGGAACCCGCCGGCGGCATGTGTCGCTCGTTTTCCTTCTCGAATGGCCGGGATTTCGAGGCCACGATCATGGCGATGCGGGCGATGGTGCGGTCGCCGTGGTTCTCCCTGGCCCCGCTGGGGTCCGGTGAGGTCATCGAGGGCAGGTAGATCGGCGGACCCCGGCCAATCGGATTGTACTGGAACTCGCGCATCTCCATAGCGCAGTCCTCGTCGCGTTCGACGAAGGATCCCTCGCAAATCATCTGCCGGTGCAACGAAAACCAGTCCAGCGTGTTCTCATCGCCGCCCTTGTACCAGCCCAGCGTCGAGCCCTCGCCTTTGACCTCGCAGTGAATTTCCTGGTATTTGAGCCGCTTCTTGAGGACGTCGCCGAATTCCTTGCCGGGCCCGTTGTTCTCGAAGCTGCCGAAGAACTCTCTTCCGCGGCCCAGCCAGCGCAAACCGGCGGCGGCAACCTGGGCGAACTCATAAGGCACCAAGCCGTGGGCCACGAACGTGGCGACGACATCCAGCGTTTGATGCTCCCCGGCCACCAGAACCGAGTTGGACTTGCCCATGCCGCGGTCATCGGTTCCGCCGGCGGCGATGTCCGCGCCCCACAGCAGCTTCATGTCCGGAAAGCGGCCGTCTTTGTCGAGGTCGCGCCACAGGCGCCAGCGGCCGTTGGGCTGATCGAGCCAGCCGGTGGCCTTGGGACCCTCCTTGGAGTCGATGATGACCAATTCGCCGCGGCGAACGTACGGCTGCACCGTGGGCTGCTTGCCGGGCAGGCCGAACATGGTGGTCAGACAATTGGGCCGGCCTGGAGCGCCGCCGTAGAAGCACCCCTCCTGAACGGTCTCGTCGGCCTCCAGCACCTTGTTGATGAGGGTGCGGTCGAATCCCAGGTCGGCGCAGCGGCGCTCAAACCACGGCGACGTTTTCTTGCCCGTCTGCGGATCGACGCTCAACCCTTCGGTGTATTCCGGGTTCATCGACCAGTGCAGCTTGACCTGCATGATGGTCGGCGCGTCCTTCAGGATGGTCGAAAACGGATGCGAAAGGTCGGAAACGGTCGATGTCCAGATCTTGCACGGCGAAAACGCGGATAAACCGGTGATGATGTCGTACAGGTTCTCGGTCAGCGCGGCCTCGTCCCAATAGGCCAGCCATCCGCGCTCGCCGTGGGCCGCCGTCGAACTCGCCGAGGTGCCCCAGATGATGGCCCCCGTCTCCGGATTCACCACCTTCATCCGCGTGCGATACGGCTCCTGCCGCGGAATGAACCCGTTGGGCAGCATCCACTTCGGCTGATAGAGCTGTACGTAGTCCATTTTGGGCAGAAGGCGCGACCACTCACCGACAAAGCGCCCGGCCTTGGCCACGGCCACGGTGCCGTCGACCTCTTCCTCGCGGTGGCTGCCCACCAGGGCCTGCCTCTCACCCATGAACTGCCACATGTGCTGCAGAAGCATGATGACCGACCACGTCGCCCGCATGCGCCGCGGCTTGACCACGCGAATTTGCGAGCGCTTGTCGTACACCGCCGACCACAGAGCGGTCATTAGTTCGATCTGAAACTCGGAGGGGATGGCCGAAAGACGGCCCGGTACGCCGCTTTCGTCGCCGGCGTCATAGACGCTGCAGAAACCGGCCATCCACCACAGCAGGTCTTCGGACGCCATCCGCTTTAGGGCCTGCTGGTCCTTGTAGTTGGACGTGGCAAACACGCGGTAACGCCACTGCTCATTTGCGGCGGGCTGCAGCGGCACATCGCCGTTCATAAAATGCGGGAAGTAGGCACGCATCCTGCCTTCCGTGGTCTTGTCGATCAGTCCGTATTTGCTCATTAGATACCACATGTTGTGTTGACAGCCGCTTGGATGTCAAGCTATTGTGGTTCACGGCATGTACCGAAACGACGACGAGCACTTCCACAAACTGACCGAATACATTCACTGGCATTGGAACAACCAGCGCGAGGATCGGGGCTTGGCCGCCGAGCTGAACGGCTACATGGCCAACGATTTCTACCCCTTTGGCGGCCGGATGCCCCAGAATTACATCCCCACGACCATCCCGCTGATCAGCATGACCGCTCGGGCGTGGTCGCGCTACCTCATCGCCAAGTCGCCGCGGGTATCCGCCACCCCCATAGACCCCAATTTGCGGTCGTTTGCCGAGTCCGCCGAGGCCTCGACCAATCAGCGCATCGAAAACAGCTTCATCGCCCGCGAGTGTGCCGAATTCGGCCGCCAGAGCCTCACCAGCCTGGGGATCATGCACATCGGGCCTGTTCACGAGCCGACCAACAATGGCTGGCGCCTGGACCTGGAGACCAGGGCCATCGACCGGGCCGACTGGCTGACCGACCTCAGCAGTCCGTTTCCGGAAACCCACGACATTCAGGGCCACAAGTTCCGCCTGCCGCTCATCGATGTCCGCGAGAACCCTGGGTTCATCCCGGCGGCCCGCGCCGAAGTGTTCGCCAGCGGCGAGGATCGCGACAACGACCAGCGCCGCCGGCCGCGATTCAACGACCTCTATCAGTACGTCGACCTTGCCTGCGTCTATGAGCGCCGCCGCAACAAGCTGATTTACTTCCCGTGGAACCAGCGGTGGATCAAGCTGGCGGAGTTCGACTGGTGGGGGCCGACGCAGGGCCCGTACCTGTACCTGTACTACGAAAAGATGCCCGGAGCTCCGCTGCCGACGCCCCCGCTATCGCATTTGGCCACCAAGCACCGCTCGGCCAACATGCTGGACAGCAAGGCCATCGAGCAGGCCGAAGTCTCGAAGGGATGTCTGTTCTACACCAACGCTTCGGAGCCCGAAGCGAAGCGCATCGTCAACGCCCGCAACAACCAGTCGGTGCTGGCCGAGTCCGGAAACGTCCGCTGGGCACACATCGGCGGCGCGTCCGCCGACCTTGTGGCCATGCAGGAGAAGCAGCGCCGCGACTTCTCGTGGTCCGCCGGTGGCCTGGAAACACAGCTCGGGCTGTCCACGCAGGCCCCGACGCTGGGCCAGGAACGACTGCTCAAGGGTTCGGCCAACGAAATGCTGGCCGAGATGGGCGAGTGGTCCATGCTGTCGATGCAGGACCTCTGCCAGCGGCTGTTCTGGTTCGATTCGAGAGACCCCGACCCCAATCCGCAGATCGTCACCAAGTACAACCGGGGCACGCCGTATGCGACCTACTGGACCCAGCAGCATCGCATGTTCGTGGCCCAGAACCGCTTCAAGGTGCAGGTCGAGCCCTACAGCTACGTGATGCGGACGCCGGAATCGCGGTTGGCCGACTTGCTCGGCGGGTTGCAGATCCTGCAGCAGTACCGCGGTGAAATGGCCGCTCAGGGCATCATGCCGGACATGGAGGCCATCGTGCGGCAGATCGCCAAGGCCAAGAACATGCCGGAATTCTACGAGGTTCTGATTCTGAACCAGGACCCCAATCGCATCTCGCAGCTTCTGGGGGCCAACACGCAGAACATGGACGCCGCCGCGTCGATGAAGCCGCAGGGGCAGTACACGCGGCATTCGACGAGCGACGGGGCACAGCAAGAAGTAGAGCTTCTGAGGGCGATGCGGTCGGGTAACGAAGGCAATATGAGGGCTGCAGCATGATGGTGATCAAACTCGGCATGCCGAAGGGCAGGGCCTTGGAGCGGTGGATTCAGTACGACCACGGACAGCGCCTGCTGGTCTCGATCTGGGACCAACGTGTCGACGGGGCGATTCTTCGATCGGTAAGTCTCTGGGAAACGACGTGAACTCCTACGTCTTTATCGAGCATCGCGGCGGGCAAACGTCCATGACGCGGACGTGCATCGTCAACGGCAAAAAGGTCAGCCAAATGACGAACAGGGCACCGAAAAACGACCTGATTCCCGCCGGGCACCTCTCCACGACCAATGGGATCGTCGGCGGCGAGCACGTTATGCGCGCCCACCAGAAGTTCGACGCCGAGCACGGGATCGACGGCGTGCGCTATGAGTCGATCGGCCATGGGGCGTATAAAACGTGGTATCCCCGCAAGGGAAAGGTCTACGAGAAGTGGAATCGCGCCCGCCGGCGGGTGAACCACCACGCGGCTTGCGGCATGCCCGCCCCAGGCGATTTCGGGTATCAGTGACCACAAGATATTGTGGTGGCCACTTGACAGAGCACTAGATGTTGTTCACGATTTGAAGAGATAAGAGGGCCGCGGCTTGCCGTGGTCATCCATAAAAGCGGGCTGAAGGCGGTTCGCAACCGCCAAGAAGCCTAAACCTTCGCTGACTCGTTTAAGGGGGTCGCGGTGAGCCGCGGCCCTTTATTTTTTGAGAGTCACGAATGTCCCAGCTTCCCAGCGGCCAGATTCCCCCACCCGGACAAACTTCACCAATTTCAACTCCGCCGACCGGCAATCAGCCACCGGCGCAGACCCAGGGGGCTAAGCAGCCGGAGGGGCAATATGGGTTCGACCAGGCGACCTACGACGCCGAGTTCGCCAGGGCGCAGGAGTACGTCGCCAGTCGCGACGCGGCCCGCGGGGCCACTCAGCCGAGTGACGACAGTCGCCCGCGGAACCCTGATGGGACTTTTGCCTCAACGACGACGACCGACGGGGAGCCCGCTGTGGGCGCTCCCCCGGCCTTCGATCCCCGGCTCGTCGCGACTGCGCGCGAGGCAGGCATCACCGACCTGACCGGCATCGCCGACAACCACCAGCTCAACGAAAAGGTCAAAGAGAAGAGGGTCACCGCCGCTCGCGAACTGAGCAGGGTGCTCGGATACGACGTGTCCGAGATCGCCGACTTCATTCAGAGCAAACGGGCGGCCAAACCCCAAGAGGCCGCCCCGCAAGCGACTCCCGTTGCGGCGCCCGTCGCCGAACCGCGCAAGCCCTTTGAGCTGAAGATCAAGGACGAAGAGCTGCAGGACCCCGTCTTCGTGGAAGTGGCCAAGGCGCTTGCCGCCGAGGTCATCGACCTTCGACAGCAGGGTCTGCCCAAGGCGGAAGCGGAGCGCATCGCCGCTCTCGAAAAGAAGATCGCGGCCTACGAGAAGGCGCAGCAGGACCAACAAACGCAGGACATGGCCAGCGCCTTCGATGAGGCCGCTGAGGCTACTGGCCTCGACAAGATTCTGGGCTGCAAGCCGTCGGCAACCCTCAATGCCGTCCATCCCGGATGGGCCGGATTCATGGCCGAGTTTTTTGTTCCGGTCATGCAGGAGATGGTTTCTCACGGCCATCCCGACAATGCGATGACGGCCAAGACGGCCATGGCGCAGGCCAAGGCTTTGGCTCAGCAGACCTGGGCCGCTCGCTCCGGACAACCACAACAAACGCAATCCTGGGGAACGCCGAACACGGCGCAGCAGATGCCCCCCAGCGTGATCCGATCAGAACCGCGCACGACGCCCTATCAGGGCACGACGTACGCGCCAAACGACGTGAACCGACTCTTCGATCCCAACGCCGAACAGGAGCTTTGGGCACGCAACGGCGGACGCAATCCGCACGCCGGAGCTTATCGGTAAGGAGAACTAGGCAATGCCTACCGAACTTCATCCCGGTCTAGCGGTCAAAACAAGGCCGCACAATGTAACGCGGACGCTCGTCGACATCTCGATGCCGAGCCAGAAGTACCTGTTCGCAGCGGCCATCCAAGGCAACGCCAATCGGGCGATGGGCAAGCGAGCCAATGGTACCCCCTACGTCATCAACTTCGGACTTCCCGTCCAAGTTCAGGCCTGGGGCGGGACCACGCTGACCTGGAACGTCAAAGTCACGCGCGGAAATACCTTCCGCTGGGTGACGGGGTCGACGCCGGCGAACGTGAGCCGTCAGGACCACGAGGTCCAGGCATCCGCCCCGTTCCGCATGTGCCGTGTTCACTGGTCGGTGAACAAGGAGGAACTGGCCGACTGCCGAGGCGCGGAAGAGATTACCGACCTGCGCATGACGCGGCGGCTCGGCGCGGAGCAGGACTTCGCGGCGTCCTTTGAGCAATGGGGCTGGGGAGCGCCGCCGCCGGCCACGGACTTGGAGACCGCCTATCCGCTGCGCTACTCGCTGTTCACCGAGCCGGAAGCGACGGGGTCGCCGTACTCGGCCTTCACCAGTCTGATCCGCAACGGCAACGGCAACTTCCTTAACCTCAATCACGCGTCCTATACCGGCGGCCCGTTCGGTATCAGTCGCGCCG